TACCGTTATTACTACTGCTATATCTATATTCTCTATGTTTGGCGACACAGAGGAAGACCTTGCATCAAAGACCGACAACTTAAAGAATAAGGCGAGTGAAGCAAGCGAGAAGGTACGTTCTCTGTTTGCTGTCCTTGGTAATGCCAAAGATGCGGATAAGCATAAAGATACCATTAATGCGTTGAAGTCAGCCTATGAGGAATATGGCGTGAAGCTTGACGAAACGAAGATGAAGAATGAGTCTTTGGCAGTCCAAGCACAAGAGCTTATTGATAAGAAAGAAGAGCTTATTGGCGTTATCGAAGAGCAGACTATAGCGATGGAACACCAAAACCAGGTGCAAGCAGCGTATGATGAATATAACTCTAGTAAGGATAAAGCAAAGGAGGATTTCAAGGAAGGTACAGAAGGTATCCTAACAAGTGAACAGGCAGGTATTGCTACAACGCTTATTAAACAAGAAGACTTGGATTTAATACAACAATACCAAGAGCAATTGCATAAACTCGATAAAACCTCTAAGGAATACAAAGAAACTTCCGCTGAATTAAAGACTGTTAGTGATAGAATAACCAGTACTCTGAATAATTACTATAAGGGAATAGGTTTAACTGATGAGCAAGTAAAAAAGCTTAAAACTAGCACTTTAAAATTGGTTATTGAATACGAGAAAGCAAACACAACATTGCATAGTAGCATAGATAGTGCAGACAAAGCACGTGAAGCAGCAGAGAAAGCTTCTGATGCTACTGCCAAGCTGACATTTAAAGAAGAAGCACAAGCAGCTAAGACTAGAGCTTTGAACAAAACTTTTAAGGACTTGAATAGCGATATAAGAAACACAATAAGCCTTTGTTCTCAAAGTCTAAAATTCGATATAAAGGTCAACTACGATGATAGCCAACTTCCTGCGTGGATAAAGAAAATGTCCGATAAGCAACTTAAAAGCAGTATGGCTGTACGTGAAGCATGGTTGAAGAAACACAAGAAAGGCGATTTTCTAAATATTGGAGGACAACTGAAATCTTACGAACAAGTAGCTACAGAGTTAGGAATGATGAGTGCAGCTGGCTCTAATAGAGAAAGTAAGCAAGAGGAAACCGAAAAAGAGAAGGAGAAGAAGAGAAAAGCAGCCGAAAGAGCAAAAGCAAAAGCCGAGCGAGAAGCCAACGAAAAAGAAACTAGAAAGGGCAATATCCGCAAGGCAGGAGAAGACTATGACAAGACTATCTCTGACTATTCCATCAAAGCAGAAGAAGATGTTATCAAGCGAAGAACAGAGCTGATAAAGAACGAGACTGACAAAGAAATCGCTCAAATAAATCTCTCTGCGGACAAAGAAAAGAAAGCCATAGAGGACTCTATTACCAAGCTCGTTGAGGCTAAGAAGAAGAAAGACCAAACGATATGGGTCAACGAGAAGAAGGGACGCAAGGCTAGCATGTGGAAGCAAACAAAGACTGATGAAGAATACCGAAACGAAGTTACTTCCACAGAGGTCAAAGACAAAGAAGGTAAGTCAACTGGCAAAACGATTGCACAGAATGCCGAAGACCGCATAGCGATGGTAGAGCAACAGCGACAAATAAAGCTGAAGCAGATACAACAGGCAGAGTTGAAAGATATGCTCGACTTCATGAAGGAATATGGAAGCTTAGAACAGCAGAGATATGCCATCATAAAAGAGTATGCCGCAAAAATAGATGAAGCTAATCTGAAGGGCGATACATTCGGCGCAGCAACAGCTCAAATGCAGTTAGACGAACAGCTGAAAAAGCTCGACTTTTCTAACTTCAAGGATTCTATTAATTGGGATTCCGTATTCCAAGACTTGGAAAAGCTTAGCGTGCCATATCTCGAAGACCTACGAGAGAAACTCAAAGAGCTACAGAACTCTGGAACACTCGATATTCAAGATATGAAGGTCGTGTCAGATAAGATTCACGAGATTGATGATGCCGTAATCAAGCAGAAGGATAATTGGGGACTTACCAATGAAGCCTTAGTGCAACATAAGAGACTTCTTGAAGAAGCTGCAGAAGCACAAGAAAGACTTAATATTGCACAAGGAACGTTGAGTATGGCAAAGTTCGAGCAGAACCAAAAGCAGAATGAAATCCAAGCAGTACTTGGTAAAGCTAATATCTCTGAAAACAAAGAGAACATTACTTCCAAGGACAAAGACCGCATCCTTAATAATGCCAAAATGAATTTGCCGACACAAGAGTTTGAGAAGCTTAAAAAGCTCTTTGACGAGTTGGCGGTATCAGAAGTGAAAGTTGGCAAGGCTACAAAGGTAGTTAATAAGGCTCAATCAGAGAATGAAGAAGCCCAAGACAAGGCTTCTAATAATCTTAGGGATGCAGCAGAGATAGCAGCTAATGCCTTGGGCAAGGTTAGCGGCAAGCTTCATCAGATGCAAGACATAGTGAATGCTCTTGGATTGGGTAATACTGGATTTGGTAAAACCTTGAATAATGTTACACAAGGTGTAGATAGTGCCACAGGTGCAGCGAGTGCGTTTGCATCAGGTAATTATATCGGTGCAGCAATACAAGGTATCAGTGCAGTTAAATCCTTTGGCAAAGCTCTTGGAATTGGTGGTGGTAACGAAAAGAAAGTCAACGAAAAGCTTGAAAAGCTTGCTAAGTCTAACGAGGTACTCACAGATTCTATTAATAGACTCACCGAAGAGATTAGCAAGACAAGTGGTGTAAAAGCTATTGAAAAGACAGACAAGGCTCTTGAATTGCAGCAGAAAAAGGAAGATAACCTTAAGGAAGCAATGCAAACAAGAATGGGTTATAATAGCGCACACCATAGCTTTAACTACTATTGGAATGCTCCAAGTATCGCAAATAGACTTAAAGGACAGAAGGGTAAGCTAAGCGAAGAGCAAATAGCACGAGCTTCTAAAGCTATGGGACGAAAAGATGGCGATGAGTGGACTGGTAACCTTCACGATATTAAAACTGCCGAAGAAGCTAACGCTTTGTTGCAAGACGAAGAGATTGTTAATATCATCAGAAGCACAGGTAAGGGTGGATATGGCGAAGCCGTATATCAGAGACTTAAAGAATGGGCAGATGAAGCAGGACAGCAAGAAGAAATGCTACAGAACCTGTACGATTCGTTAACCCAGACTTCCTTCGATTCCATGCGAAGCAGCTTTATTAGTACTCTTATGGATATGAATGCCAATGCAAAGGACTTCTCTAACGACTTCTCTAAGATGCTTATGCAGTCTGTGCTATCTGCAAGAATTGATAATGAATTGAGTGATAGATTAAAGGCATTTTACGACAAGTGGGGAAAGTTGTCTAAAGCTAAGAAAGGGCAGCTATCTAAAGACGATATTACAGCTTTAAAAGAGGAATACAACGGCATTGTTCAGGATGGCTTAAAAATCCGTGATGAAGTCGCAGCAGTAACAGGCTATAAAGAATCTTATCAGCAGAGTGTTTCTTCAGGAGCCTTTGAAGGAATGAGCCAAGAAACAGGCGATGAGATGAATGGTCGCTTAACAGGAATTCAGATAGCAACAGAAGGCACATATCAAGTAATACAAAGCATAGATGGTAAGCTTGGGGCTATTATTGGTTTTTCTGACAACAAGGAAGAATCTTCCACAGCTCCCGAATTGCCTATCATAAGCCATCCGATAAACAATAGCGACAGCATCCTTAATGCCAACTTCGCTGCATTAGCTAATAACGCTAGCCAAATGTTCCTTGCTTATGATGAAGGCAGAACAATCCTCGCACAAAGTTTGATGTATCTCCAGTCTATTGATGAACGACAGGAGAAATGGCATAAGCCGATGCTACAAGCTTTCAACCGCATAGGAAGAATAGCAGACAAGGTGGAACGATTGTAACTCTAAAGGGTAGGATTAAATATCCCTACCCTTTTCTGTTATACATTGACAAATGAAGTCACTCTGGTTACATTCCAAGGTATTTAGAATATCTAAGACCTCTTGGTTTGCAGAGAAAGTTATGCGCTTAACACATTTCTTTTTTCGACCAGAGCCGACACGAAATCCTCCTCTTTTGTTTGTCTTTAAGAATGGTGTGATAATGCCAAAAACAAATAGAATCTCGTTT